GTGTGCATCTAACCCCGAAATCGAAAAACCGAGGGCTTTCCCACGCGGGGAGGCCCTTTTCCATATATCCCGGAAAGGAAGTGACCCCATGCGAAAATTAACAGACTACACCCCCACGCCCTTTATACTCCCCGGCTCCCGCTACGACAAGGCCCGCGCCGATACCGCCGTGGCCTTCATCAATTGCCTAAAGCACACCAAGGGCGAGTGGTACGGCCAGCCCTTCGAGCTTATTGACTGGCAGGAGCAGATCGTCCGCGACCTTATGGGCATTGTCAAGCCCACGGGCTACCGCCAGTTCAACACCGCGTATATTGAGATCGCAAAAAAGCAGGGCAAGAGCGAGCTCGCGGCGGCGATGGCCCTGCTGCTCACCTGCGGCGACGGCGAACACGGCGGCGAGATATACGGCTGTGCGTCCGACCGGCAGCAGGCCAGCATCGTGTTTGACGTGGCCTGCGGCATGGTGGAGCAGTGCCCGGCGCTGCGCTCGCGCATCAAACCCATCATGTCGCAGAAACGCCTCATATATAAGCCGCTGAACAGCTTTTATCAGGTGCTTTCAGCCGAGGCATATACCAAGCACGGGTTAAACGTCCACGCGGTGGTGTTCGACGAGCTCCACGCCCAACCCAACCGTCAGCTTTACGACGTTATGACCCACGGCTCCGGCGACGCCCGCAAGCAGCCGCTGTACTTTTTGATCACCACAGCGGGCAACGACACGCAGAGTATTTGCTACGAGGTTCACAATAAGGCCCTCGACATCCTGGAGGGCCGCAAGGCCGACCCGACATTTTACCCGGTGATCTACGGGGTCGCCGAAGCCGAGGACTGGACAGACCCCGCCGTGTGGCGCAAGGCCAACCCCTCCCTGGGCATTACCGTGGACGAGGAAAAGCTACAACTGGCCTGCGAAAGCGCCAAGCAAAACCCTGCCGAGGAGAACCTGTTCCGGCAGCTGCGGCTTTGCCAATGGGTGAAGCAAAGCATCCGCTGGATGCCCATGGAGAAGTGGGACGCCTGCGCCCACCCGGTAGACCCCGAAGCCCTGCGCGGGCGGCCCTGTTATGCCGGGCTTGACCTTTCCTCCACCACGGACATCACGGCCTTCGTGCTGGTTTTTCCTCCGCAGGATGCCGAGGACAGATACGAGGTGCTGCCCTTCTTCTGGCTCCCCGAGGACACGCTGCCACAGCGCGTCCGGCGCGACCACGTGCAATACGACGTGTGGGAGGCGCGGGGGAAGCTCAAGACCACCGAGGGCAACGTCGTTCACTACGGCTTCATCGAAAAGGCGATTGAGGACTTGGGGGCTCTGTACAACATCCGGGAGATTGCCTACGACGACTGGAACGCCACGCATATGTGCCAAAACCTTGAGGGCCTCGGCTATAGAATGGTTCCGTTTGGTCAAGGCTTCAAGTCCATGTCGCCGCCATCAAAGGAGCTCATGCGGCTAACCCTGGACGGCAAGATCGCCCACGGCGGCCACCCGGTGCTGCGCTGGATGATGGACAACATCTTTGTGCGCACCGACCCTGCCGGAAATATAAAGCCCGACAAGGAGAAGTCCAGCGAAAAGATTGACGGGGCCGTGGCGCTCATTATGGCCCTTGATCGTGCGCAGCGCGGCGGGGCGGGGCCGGGCGAGAGCGTCTATTCCAAAACCGGGAGGGGGTTATTGATCCTATGAAACGGATCGGGAGGAGAGCCCGCGATAAACCCAAGAACGACCTGGGCGGCGGCGCGGTTTTCCCCATGGGCGGCACCCTCAGCGGGCAGGCCGTCAACGAGCGCACGGCAATGACCGTCACCGCCGTTTATGCCTGCGTCCGCATACTCGCCGAGGCTATCGCGGGCCTGCCCCTGCACGTGTATCGATACCAGGACGGCGGCGGCAAAGCCCGCGCCCCGGATCATCCGCTGTTCCTCCTGCTGCACGACGCCCCCAACCCGGAAATGACCAGCTTTGTTTTCCGGGAAACGCTTATGGCTCACTTGCTACTGTGGGGCAATGCCTATGCGCAGATCATCCGGGACGGCAACGGGCGGGTGCTGGAGATTTATCCGCTGCTGCCCAACCGTATGAAGGTTGACCGGGACGCGGCGGGCCGGATTGTTTACGAGTACCGCAAGGGGGACGGCTCGCCCGTGCTCCTGCGTCGGGAGGATGTGTTGCACATCCCCGGCCTGGGCTTCGACGGCTTGATCGGCTACAGCTCCATCGCGATGGCGAAGAACGCGGTGGGCCTCGCCCTTGCCACGGAGGAGTTCGGGGCGACGTTCTTCTCCAACGGGGCGAATCCGGGCGGCGTTCTGGAAAGCCCCGGCGTAATCAGCGACCCGGAGCGGCTGAAAGAAAGCTGGCATTCGCAGTTTTCCGGGGCCAGGGCGCACAGTATTGCCGTGCTGGAGGAGGGCCTGAAATATCACAGCATCGGCATCCCGCCCGACCAGGCGCAATTCCTTGAAACGCGCAAGTTTCAAATCACCGAAATCGCCCGTATCTTCCGGGTGCCGCCGCATATGCTGGCCGACCTGGAGCGGGCCACATTCTCCAACATTGAGCATCAAAGTTTGGAGTTCGTCAAGTTCACGCTCGGCCCGTGGGTTTCCCGCTGGGAGCAGGGCCTTATGCAGGCGTTGTTGTTGCCCGGCGAGAAGCGGGCGTATTTCATCCGCTTCAACCTGGACGGCCTGCTGCGCGGCGACTACAAGAGCCGCATGGACGGCTACGCCACCGGCATTCAAAACGGCTTTCTTTCCCCGGACGACGTGCGCGGCCTTGAGGAAATGAACCCCATCCCAGGCGGCGCGGGTTCGCGCTATTACTTCAACGGCAACATGATCCCCATAGAGCTCGCGGGGACGCAGTGGGGCAATAAACAGGAAAAGGAGGGCGGCCCATGAAATGTAAGCACTGCAAGGAAGAATTGACGCCGCAGCGGTTCCCGCTGGGCTTCGCCTGCGTATGCGGCACGGAGGGCTGCGCAGGCAACGAGGCTGGGGAGTTCTGGCTTACGCCCGAGGCGGCGCAACGCAACACGGGAAGGAGGAAGAAAACGACATGAGAAAATTTTGGGCCTGGGCGCGGGATTCCGACAACGGAGCCCGCGTCCTTTTCATGGACGGCGTGATCGCCGAGGAAAGCTGGTTCGGGGACGACGTGACCCCCGCCGCCTTCCGCGCCGAGCTATTCGCGGGCGAGGGCGACGTGACGCTCTGGCTTAATTCGCCGGGCGGGGATTGCGTCGCCGCCAGCCAAATCTACGCGATGCTCATGGACTACCCCGGCAACGTCACTGTCAAGATCGACGGACTGGCGGCCAGCGCCGCGTCGGTAATCGCTATGGCGGGAACGCAGGTGCTCATGGCTCCCACGGCCATGATGATGATTCACAACCCCCTGACCGTGGCTATCGGCGACAGCGACGAAATGCGCCGGGCCATCGAAATGCTGGGCGAGTTCAAGGAATCAATCATCAACGCCTACGAGATCAAGACCGGGTTGTCCCGCGTCAAGCTGTCCCATCTCATGGACGGCGAAACGTGGATGAACGCGAAAAAGGCCGTGGAGCTCGGCTTCGCGGACGGCCTGCTGGAGGACGACAAGCGGGAGGCCCCCGTGGAAACCTTCGCCTTTTCGCGGCGGGCCGTGACAAATTCGCTGCTGGATAAAGTCCGGCCCAAGCAGCCCGGCATCCCCGCAGACACCCTCACCCAACGCTTGAACCTTATTTTACATTAAGAAGGAGAATTTCATCATGAGCAAAGCACTGGAACTGCGCGAAAAACGCGCCCGGCTGTGGCAGACAGCCAAGGACTTTTTGGACAGCAAACGCGGGGCCGACGGCCTCGTAAGCGCCGAGGACGCCGCCGCCTATGACAAGATGGAGGCCGACATGGTGGCCCTCGGCAAGGAGATCGAACGCCTGGAGCGCCAGGCCGCCCACGACGCGGAAATGGCGCGGGCCACCAGCAACCCCCTCACCGGCACCCCCGGCGACAACCCCGAGGACAAGACGGGCCGCGCCGCCGCCGAGTACAAGCGGGCGTTCTGGAACGCGATGCGGGCGCGGGGCGGCGAGGGCCTGGAGGTTGCCGTGCGCAACGCACTGCGTATCGGGGCCGACCCCGAGGGCGGCTACCTGGTGCCGGACGAGTTCGAGCGCCGCCTGGTCGAAGCCCTGGAGGAGGAGAACATTTTCCGTGGCCTCGCCAATGTGATCACCACGTCCAGCGGCGAGCGCAAGATTCCCGTCGTCGCCAGTAAGGGCGAGGCGTCGTGGCTGGAGGAGGGCCAGGCCATCCCGGAGAGCGACGACAGCTTCGGGCAAGTGACAATCGGGGCCTACAAGCTCGGCACGATGCTCAAAATCTCCGAGGAGCTTTTGAACGACAGCGCTTTCAACCTGGAGGCGTATGTCGTGCGCGAGTTTGCCCGGCGCACCGGCGCGAAGGAGGAGGAGGCGTTCATCGGCGGCGACGGCACGGGCAAGCCCACGGGCATCCTAGCCGCCACGGGCGGCGGGCAGATCGGCGTCACCACGGCGGGCACCACGGCCATCACGTTTGACGAGGTGATCGACCTGTATCACGCCCTCAAGACCCCCTACCGCCGCAACGCCGCGTTCATCACCAACGACGCCACGATCAAGGCCCTCCGC